CGCGTTACTGTTGAAACTCCTATAGTTGATCAGGAGTTTCTTAAAGAATTCATCTCTTGGTCAAAAAACAATTTTAAATCTGTCGTCAACGGCCAAGTGAAAGAGATTAAGCCAGTGAGTGATGAAGCTTATTTAGCTAGAAGTAACGCCACACCACAAATGAAAGAAAAATGGGTAGCAGCCAGAGATGAAATGGTAAGATTAGGATATTCACTAACGGACACCATTGACAAGAGAGTGTCTTGGTTGTGGACAACCAGAAAGTTGTTTTTGAAAAAAGAGAACTTACCATATCAAACACCTCTAGGCAGAAAAACTAAAAGTGCACGTGCCATACAAGGTTTGTTACACTTGTATTATTTAGTTGTTCTGGGACCTTGGTTCATGGCTTTACAAGATCATTTAAAAACAGTGTGGAATGTTACCAATTGGGTGTGTTTTACTAGCGGCGTAGATGCAGTTGATGCCGCCAAAGTGCTCAACGAATTGTGGACAATAATAGAGGATGACGTCGGCACATTTGATTCGTCAGTACATGAAGATTTAGGAAAATTTGAAATATGGGTAGCAAAGATATTTGGAGCTTCACCTTTGATTCGACAACTCATGGCTGACAATAATAAAACACATGGTGTAACAATGTTGGGTGGGAAGTATTGGATGCCCGGGGGTCGTAAGTCGGGTGATCCTTTCACATCTCTATTCAATTCGTTGTTGAATATTTTGTTACACGCATTCATATTACATAAACATTTTGGTTGGAGCATAAAAGAAATAAAAGCTAGAACTAGGATGTTGGTAGCAGGTGATGATAATTTGATGACAATTGATGGACCTGCTATTGATTTTAAACCCTACATGGCTCGTTTGGGCTTTAATAGTGAAGCTGTGGTTCGCGCTTCACTGGATGAGGCAGAGTACTGTTCTTGTAGATTGTACTATATATCAGCGAAGTGGGTCTTCGGTCCCATGCCTGGTAAAGTCTTATCCAAATTGGGTTTTATAAATTCACCACCAGAAGGGGTTACTCGGGAGTCTATGCTCCGCGGTATTGCCTTAGGATGATTGAGAATTTGTATATTTTTGCCACCTGTAGTGGCCGTGGTGAATCGTATTTTAGAACTAACTGAAGGACATCAAGCATACATTGGGCATGCCACCAGATTCAAGGAGGAATTTTGGCATATGCACTTCGATTACAAAGAATTTGATGCCACCTTCAACCCCTGGATATACTCATCCTTGTTTAACACCTACGGGTGGACTGTCAACATACAAACTAAATTTGAACAGTTTTTAACAACAGTGCAATTGGATGATGAAATAGAAACAAGCGAATATATTAACATATTGTTCGACAGGGATAC